TTGATAATGCTCGGTCAGTTTCTAAAACACCTGAAACTTTTGCACCATTTTGAAAATATGAATTTCCATACCTTTCTAATCCTAATCCCCATGAAACTGAATTTGCACAAACTTCAATTGGACTTTGTCCTAACATTCCATCTGTACACATAATTTTGAAATGTAATACATCATCATAATCTAACATTACATTGGTTTCTTGATTATGATAATAGTAAGTGTCTTCGTATTCTTTTATTTCAACTTGTGTAACATCAAGAGGTAATAACATTTCAGGTCTTCCACTTCCATTTCTTACTATATGAATATAACTATTTCCAGCAACACACAAATCGTACATACATTTTTGTACGAAATTGAATTTTGTCATGTAAGGGTTTGGCTTGTTATGAATTAAGTCATACAAATAGTGATTTGAACGATTTAATTTATCTCCATTTTCTAACCTCTCAATTATTGAAATAGGGAGTTGAGCTACACTTTCAGATAACATTCTGATTGCAGCCCAAACAGCTGTGAACGTTACAGCAGTTTCTGAGTTTACTATTAAGCCACTACCCGTTTTGGATAGAAAAGATGTTGGGTCAATATAACTGCCTGTTGCCCTTTTTTCAGCCGTAAAGATATTACGCACGAAATCAAATACTCCCATGTATTGTTTAATTAAATTCTAGAATTTATGCAATTATACAAATTCCTTATTTTTTTTTCTTGTAACTTTGTTTCATTTTTCTTTGCATAACAACTCTGAAAGAATCATAACTAGCATATCGTTTTTTTCCAAAATATTCTTCATATTCACTTTCGGTTTTTTCATATGCTTCTGTATATGTTTTACATTCTTTACAATTTTTATGAAATCTCTCTTCAAAACCTCTCGGACTTAACAAAACAAGTATCTCTAATGGTATTGTCATATTATAATTAATCCTCTATCGTTATAAATTGAATCTCCTGGACTATCATCGGTCATATACTCTCCTAGAGCCATGATAGTCGCTACTATTCCATCTACTTTCTCGCTTGATTTTGCTTTATCTACTTTAATGTTTTCAGCTGGGTCAGTTCTTAGATTAACATTTTGTAATTGCCACCGTAAAACAGGATTATTATAGTGTACAATTTTATTTTTCAAAACTAACTTTTCAAATTCTTTTGTTGGAGCACTCATACTCGCATATCCCTGACCAAATGGAGACATATTCGCCCCCGACTCAGTTAAATTTATTACCAACTGCGAGCTATTCCAACGGTCAAAAGCTATAGATTTTATGTTATACTTCCCTCCTAACTCTATGATTTTGTCCTGGATATAGTTGTAATCCTGTACATCTCCAGGTGTTGTAATCAAAAAACCCTCTTTTTCCCAAGTATTATACGGTATTTTGTCCTTCATTGTCCTAGTATAAACGTTATCTACAGGACAGAAAAAGTACGGTTTGATGATAAATTTGTCGTCAATAGGGAATAATAAAACGAAACTAGACAAATCTCTTGTTGAAGCAAGGTCTAAACCTGCCCAGCATTCCTGGTTTACCAGCTTTTTTTCATCAAACTCCGCACTATTTTCCATCCATTTAGCGTCTGAAATCCACTTTGTAACGCTAGATGTCCAAATATTCAGGTGTAATCTCTTGAAAGAATTCTCATAACTTACTATTTCAGTTGCTTTTTTTGCTTCATTTTGCATGTATTCTTTCTTAATACTTTTTCCGTAGTTAGGATTAGCCTTAATCCAAGTTGATTCTAATGTAATATCATCATCTTCATCAGCCGCATACACGACAGGTAAGAATGTATCGTCTTGTATTATACCTTTTTTAACTTTATCAGCATAATCATGAATCTCCCAACAAATATTTCCATCGGTTTTTGAACTTCCTGCTGTTGTTATAGCCATTATAACAGGTTGAGACCTAGCACCTGTACTTGTAAGCATTGTATCCCATAATTCTCTGTTAGGTTGTGTGTGTAATTCATCAAATAATACTGCATGAGCATTATGACCATGTTGGAGTTTTGCGTCAGATGATAAAACCTTATAAGTATTTCCTTTTGCAGGATTAATTATTGAATTTCTATATAATTGAGAATGTCTTGTAAGTTCAGGAGATAATTCAACCATTGATTTTGCAATATTGAATATAATTCCAGCTTGATTTCTATCTCCAGCACAAGAAAAAACTTCTGCTCCTCTTTCACTATCAGCAAATAAGATATAAAGTGCAATCGCAGCTCCTAAAGTACTTTTACCATTCTTTCTAGGTATCTCTACATAACAAGTACGATAACGTCTCAGATCTGTTGTTTTATGTTTTGTTCCAAAAAGAGGTTTGATTATATCATCTTTTTGCCATTCTTCCAATTCTAATAATTTTCCAGTCAAATCTCCCTTACAATGACGTATCATAGTTTCTATAAAAGCTACTGCTCTATTAGCCGCCTTTTCATCGTAATAATATTTATCAGTCGAAGAAGTTGTACTCATTGTTTTGTTGTATTAATGTTGGTTGTTGTATAGAACTTCGAGCTGAGGGAGTTAACCCAAATTGAGTTGCTATTTTCAAAGCTCGGTCTAATGCATCATTTGCAATTTTTTGATAGGGTACAGATTGAGTATGTTTTATAGATCCGTCAGGATTTTTGAAAACTTGTATTCTACCCTTATCTCTTAACATCATTTCTGTTTCAATATGTAAACTCATAGCATTACAATAAGCCTCTATTAATCTTAAATCAATTTGATGAAGCATATTCTTATTGAAAAGTTCATGACATATTTTATTCCATTCCTCTTTTCCTATTTCTGTCAACCAAGCTGGTGGGTTTGGAACTTGTTGAACCAAGGAAACTTGCATTTCATTTTCTAGTACTCTTTCTGCCTTTAATGTTCCCTGTAATTCTTTTATTTTTGTCGGTAATTTTTTTCGTCCTCTCGCCATTTATAATTTACTTTGTGACTACTTTCCCATTCATTCATGTTATCAATTAATTTTTGATTTTGATTATCACATGATTTTGATATTTGTGAAACTATATATATTCCAATAACAATTCCACAAAATAAAAATATTATACTTTCAAACATTCTTCAGGAATATTTAGACATTCAATTACTGCAAATTCAAACACCTTAGATTCGTTATCATATCCTAAAATGTCATTCATTCTTGATTTTAACTCTTTCCATTTTTCGTAAGTTTCTTCTGTAACCTTAACTGTAACTTTGTAACTAAAATCGGTATCAGACATTGTATCTACCTCATCAGTATTTCCAAATTCATTGAAATCAAATTTTACTAAATCTTGCATGTTATTTATTTCATCGTCTGTGTAAGGCATTGTTGAAACTAATTCGTCTTGTGGAAATTCTTTTGTTAGTGTAGTTATGATTTCAGCTAATTTTATACTGTCAGATTCAAATTTTGTTTCATTTGTTTCTATTGCTATTCTTTGAGCTTCGGCCAAACTTATTTTCCCAAAATTATAAGCATGAGCTTTTTTTAATTTTAGAATTTTCATAACATCTAGTCTATGATTACCATTTACAACCTCATAAAACCCAGTGTCAAGTTCTCTAATTAATATGTTTTCAATTTGACCATTTCTTTTGAAATTGTTTAGAAGTTTATCAGTTTGTTTTTCATTTTCTTCTTTATAATTCCAATTTGCTTTTACTAATTTTGATATTTGTATATCAGTCCATCCTTTTTTCATAAATTCATTTTTTTAACCGGTTCGTAATTATAATATTTGTTGTTTATATGTTCGTTTAATCTACTAAATGCAATAGCACTTAAACAATTATTCAAATAGTAAGGTGTCATATTTACATTTTCTCTATACTTCCAAATTTTGTCTTGCATTTGTTTTGCGTAACTATCCCACCCTAAAGAATTCGTGCGAAGTTGAGATAATGTATTCATGTTCCAATAATATCCGTTGCCATATTTTCCTGAACTAATCCAAGAAGTTGAATCACAAGAATAATATCCTTTTTGTTCCATTAAGTTTTGTTGAGTGCAACCAAGCAAATGAATTTTTATGTTTGGATTAATTTCATTCGCTATCTTAATAAGGTGTTTAACAGCATTTTTAAGCGTTTTGCGGCCTTTTAATACAATTCTGAGCTCAGGTATTGATATTGCTATGTAAGGGTATTTTTTACACAACTCTCTAAAACCCTTTTCTTTTTCTTCTATATGCCAAACAAAAATTGTTTTTTCTATTGGATAATTTTTTTCAAATATTTTTCTAAATTTTTTCAATGCTGTTAATCCTAACACTTTATGTACATCCATTTCTACAATATAATCATCGTAGTTAATTTTTTTCAAATCTTTCAAATATCTATGAGTGTAATCCAACAGATCTGTTTCTGTATATTTTTTTCCACTACCAGCTCCAAACATCATTGTAAATAATCCTGAATCCATTATCCAAGACCCCCCACGTTCTTTTGTTTTTCTATACCAATACACCCAGTCTTTTTTGAAACCCTTTTGGTGTTCGTAATAAGTAGTTAAAAAATTTGAGTGATTTGACAGATATAATACTTCTGCCCAATTTTTGTCATTTGCACCTGCTAAAAATAATTTCATCTTTCAATTCTTGCTCCACCCAAGTTGTCTTCTAAAACCTCAACCCAACAAATTGAGTTATCTAATTTAATAATTTCTTCAGCTATTGCCTCACAACTTTTATTTCCAAAGTCATGATATTTGTATTCTCCAACTGAAGTTTCATATTTGTGTTTCAAATATTGTTGAAATAATTGTTGTTGTAAAAATATTTCTTTTTCCCTATCATTATGAGCTACTGACATACATATTTTAACTCTAAATAAATGTCTGTGTTCATCTCTTAAAAAAAATACATCATCAGGAGCATCTTTCCACCTGTGATGTCCTTCAACATCAAATACTAAAATAATTTTTCTTTTGTAGTCAAATAAATTTGCCATTAGTCCAATATGAGCTCCAATCATTTTTTGTTATGAATTAACATTATTTCATTTCTTGCTTTGATATCTTCTTTGAATATACCTCTCATCATTGATGTAGTGGTATGAGTATCGTGTTTTTTAACACCTCTCATTTCCATACACATATGTTTAGCTGTAAGAATAACAGCAACTCCTAGAGGTTCTAATTCTTTTTCTAAAAAGTCAGCAACTTCCATTGTTATACGTTCTTGATTTTGTAATCTTCTTGCATAAGTTTCTAAAGTTCTAGCTAATTTACTTAAACCTACAATACGTTTGTTTGGTATGTAGGCAATAGTACCAGTTCCAAAAAATGGAGCTATATGATGTTCGCATAATGAATGAAAAGGTATATTGTTCTGAACAATCATTTCGTCATATCCTTCAGATTCAAATGTTGTGCAATTCCATTCAGGCGGAGATAAAAATTCTTTGAAAAATTTTACATATCTTTTCGGTGTATCTTGAAGTCCTTCTCTTGTTGTGTCTTCTCCAAAATATTCTAATAATCTAACTACATTTTCTTCAACCTCTTTTTCTCCACTTTCTTCCCACGGAAATTCTAACCAAGTATTTTGATGTTCAAATTGTTTGTTATATAAAAACACAAATTCTTTTTCAGG